CGAACTGATTCTATAGATTCCTGAGCAGCGCCGCCAGAAGCTCTTTCATTGATCGCTATAGAATAGCTAGCCTTTCCACCAAGAGATCCAGGACCGGTGAAATTGTTTGCGCCATTTCCTCTTTGACCATTACATACACGATAATTTATCGTGACAGTGCTATTTGTATCCGGTTTAATTCCTAAGACGTTATCTCCAAACGACACTTTATATAAATTTTGTTTATCTGCATCTAAATAGTAAACTTTAGAGCTAGAATTGACTGTAAAAATATCATCTGCACGAATGAATGACTGCGTATTGCTTGCGACTGTGGCTGTAATCGTGATGCTTGATGTGTCTACATTTTCATTTGGTAGAATGAACGATGTATTTGAAGTATTAAAAAGGAATCTATGAGTTAATGGAACTCCTTCGACGATATCGATGTTCCCTCTAAATCCATTGGTGCTATTAGCAGAAATAGTATAAGATTTTGGAGTTACGAAAATATAACTAACACCATTAATAGTTGCAGTGAACTGAGAATTTTTAACAATATTCAAAGAACGTTGTGCGAGCGTTGCAGTATCAGTAAACGATATCCTTACATTAGCTGTTGCGCCCATCGCTGATACTGGTCTGTATCCAAGAGTTTTTGCGTGTGAAACGACGCTATCATACAGCTGTGCAGAGTCTAGAAAACTTTCATTTGCAGCCATATTTGCATAGAACGCATTATAATATGTATTGTATGCAAGAAGATCCAACATAGAACCTATAGCAGAATCTTCATAGTCAAAGTCTGCAAATTCTGATTTAGCTTTGATAAAGTCGCGAAGGTTTGCTCGAATTGTATCGAAAGATAATCCTGCTACTGAAATTGTGGTATTAGCTGGCATTATCTTATCCTATCGAGCGAAATAGTCGCTTGTGAAATTTCGGTTGAATTTTTACCACGAAAAACAATGCTTGCAGTTAATGTATGACTATCTGGATCTCCAGAAAGTATAATATCTAATAAATCGATTCGCGGTTCATAATTTGCAATAGCTGTTTCTATATTATCTTTTAATTGTGATTCAGTTGAAGCTGTATAATTTTCAAATAATGCTTCGCGAATACTTGATCCAAAATCAGACCTAAATGGTCTTTCATATAGGTTAGTTAAAATTAAATTTTTAAGAGCTTGTTTCAAAGACTCATCATTCTTTTTTATAAAAAGTTTTCCTGAGATAGGATTTACCCTCATATTTAGATCAAAGTCTTTATATACGACAGAATTTGTTTGACGTTGTTGCATATTATTCCCTAATTTTGATCTATTTATATTACTATTCTAGCTTATCTATTAGATTATTTTTTACTCTATTAAGATAAAAACGATCACAACCATTCAAATAACTGTATGCTGTGTTTAGAGATTGCTGCATCGCACATATTCTGTTCAGTTCTTGTATAGATAATTTGTCCGATATATTATTTTCAATTTCTCGGCGTCCCCTCGTAGCAGGTGTAAGAATTTTCAAAGCATTACTAAAAGCGTCTGGCCAGCTTCTATCTAATGGAATCCTATCGCTTATCGGGGATCTCTTACCATCAACAAGCGGCGCAAACGTATCTAAAAATGAATCCTTTATACTTTCGGTCCAAAATGGGAATGAATATTTATCAACAAGAACTGGTGTATCTGGCTTCGGTGCTGGAGCTGGTAGTATTGGTGGTTCAGAATCCACTGTAGGTTTTGTTGGAGCAGTCGCTAATTCTTCAACGACTCCATTTACAACTTGTTGATTCGGAACTGCGGTGCAAATATCAAATGCTGAAATTTTAGCAATACCCTTTGACAAGTTTCCAGAAAGACTAGATGCTGCATTACCAAGACTAGTTATCAATCCAGATATTGGACCGTTTGTTGCTGAAAATGCACCACCCAGTTTAGACAACTCTCCAGAAGCATCATTCACTGCGATTTGAGCTTGAGAAGCCAAACTAGTCAATTCGCTAGTAGTTCCAGAGCCTGATGTAATTGAAGATAATGCGCTTCCTACAGAAGATTGTGCAGTTTGTAAAAACGAAGCGACTCCAGATGAGATATCACCACCAAGTTGTTGAATTTTTGGCAGAGCTAGATCTAGATTACTATTCATCTTAGATAAATCTGCTTTGATCAATTCTGCAGCGTTCGCGGGAATAGCACCGACGGGTAATATACCAGCTGCAGCATCTAATGCTTTTTGCATATCAAAACTAGGAAATTGTTTTTGAATCTCCTTCAATTTCGTTAAACCTGCTCCCGATTGACCAGTTCCAAATGAATTTATAGCTGAATGAAATTCGTCTTGTAACTTCAATCCAATTGTTGGAAGATCACCCAGTAGATTTTTATTTAATTTTGCAGTTACTTCAGAAACAGCAGAACTAACACTAGATCCTAATCCTGCAATAGAATCAGTAATTCCTCCAGTGCTAGAAGTTAGAGAATCAATCGCTGCAGCAGCTTTGCTTTTAATAACATTTAATTCTTCTATTTTAGGATTCAATCCACAAGGAGCTTGATTTAATCCAGGTATTGTTATTTCAGGTACATTAAAAGCCATATACTATCCTCCAGCAAATACATTAGGTGATCCTTCTGCAACTGTCGTGCACGCAGTTATAGCATCACCAATTCTTCCACCACCCATTCCATTTACAAATACAGTTGTAGAACCTATAGTAATCGGCGCTTGATGTGATGGACACGGAGCAGGAGGTAATAAATGTCCATCATTTTTATCTCCCTGTCTACTCCAAGGAATATTATTTACATATACTGTGGGTGATCCTTCTACCCTATGAGGAGTGGAACAATGTGTGACGTCTGCATCTCCAATTCTCGTTGCGGCTGGCATTAATTAGTTTCCCTTGCCATCAGTTCATGAATCAGATTTGCTTTTTCTTCAATCATTAAATGTTCTTCTTCAGTATGTGGCTCAGATGAATAATCTAATTTAAACGATATTAGATTCGTAAATGTTTTTGGAATTTCGTCGTAATTTGTATACGTGTGTAACATATTTCCTATTAGTATTTTAAAAATACCTGTTATCTGAGTATTCATTAATTTAGATCTATTCTAGGAGCATCAACTTGATAGTTGTCAATTGATCTAATATTCATTCTCGAACCAGCAGCTATATTCATAACTTGTCCAGATCCAATATCCATTTGCTTACCCGAAACTTGATTTACATTCCCTGAAGTTTTTGATTGGAAATTTCCATCGATAGTTTCTGTTAGACCAGATAACATTGTTGTTGATGTAGCGCCTTTGATATTTTCTGAAAGATCTCCACCAACTATGAAGTCACGTCTTCCAGATATTCTTCTTGTTTCGTCTTTATTGATTTGATGTGATCGTGATCCAAGAACTTCTTTAACATCGTTTCCTAGAATTTTCGTTTTCATATCACCATGAACTGTAAGATTATAGTCTCCAACGACTTCTTGAATTAGGTCTCCATCTACTCTTAATCGCGTATCGCCTATAATTGTGACATTACATTTTCCAGATATTAAAATATTTTTATCTTTAACGCATATCTCATAATCATTCCCGACGATTTTTGTTACTCGATCACCCGTATCTTGTATCTCACAAAAAGTTCCAGTTCTATGATAGATGTGAATTCTTTCATTTTCTGTAGTATCGTCAATTTCAATCGCATGACCAGATTCAGTTTGTGTAACATGATTTTTAGGATATACTGGATCTTTTCCATTTCTTGGTAATGGTTCACTCCACGTTTTTAACTCGTAATCAGCTTCTCCCAAATCTGGAGAAACAGAAGTTACTTTTTGCAATCTTGCCGTCGGAATATCTTTAACTCTATTCGCTTCTTTATCTTTCGTTATTTTATCTTGAACAAATCTATTATATGCCAAATTTGGTGTATCAGGAAATCCAGGAAATCTTGGATAAATTTTATTTGGGTCTGAATATCCACCCTGTTCTGAACCATCTGGTATTCCATGTAACGATCCCATAACGATTGGCTGTTGGGAAGTTTCTCCATCTAGAAAAAATCCCATCACGTATGACCCATTCAATAATCCGGTTCCTGATCTTCCAACACTACTCGTTGATGCTGAGGTAACTGGCATTAGAACTTGAGCCCATGGTAAATTTGCAATAGGGAGTTCATTTATATTATCTGAATGCCATCCAATACATCTTACTCTAACTCTACCACAATTTAGAGGATCATTTATATCTTGAACAATTCCTAAAAACCAAGTAAATCCATCTGCACCAATCCAATTTTCTTTTATAGTCATTATTCATCCTCTGGTTGCGGTTGAACTCTAGAAACGTCTTTAACGCATTCCATAATTGTAACATATTTATGCGTGACATTAATCCTATGAACAACTGCAGTTACTAAATATTTTCCAGTAGTATCGTCATTATCTTTTTGTTTTCCTTTTTCTGTTATTGTGGGATCCGGAAACGATAAATTAACAGTATCTCCAGCATGTATTCTAGGGTTTCCATGAACCATAACATTTATTTTTTGTGATAAGATTGTTCTGTTGCAGCTTTTTCTATAGCTTCAAAATCTTGAATTTTTATAAAAGATTGCTCCATTTCTGGCTGAAAACCCTTAACATAAGATAATTGAGACACTTTAGAATTAGTTGTAATGAACGATTCTCTTGTAGGAGATGAAGTAAACTTTTTAACTGCTTCTTGCGTTAGTATCTTCTTATTTTCTTTCTCTGTGTCCGGATGCACAGATTTAAAATCTTTAGCATAGTCGTATGATTTAGAAAAAAATGATTTAGCTAATACATCTAAAGTTTTTGTTATTCCAGAAAAAGTCCCCTTTAGAGATCCTTCTAGTAATGCAATCCCTCCAACCTTTTCACTTGATAGTATTTTTTGGTAATCTCTAACATCTTTAAGATCAGTTATTTTTTGAAGAGATTTGATTTCTTCCATATAGATATATGATTCTATAGGTTTCTTTTTCATTAATTCTTGCATGGTGATAAAATGATATCCAAGAGATGTTTCATAAAAAACAAAATTAGATGATATATTTTTTGCAGATTTGGCCTGCGCGCACATAACATTTATGGCTCTAAATGGACTAATTGAAGAAAATGCATAATCAAATATACCCTCTGTTTCCTCAAGAGTGATTAATTTTTTATTGGATACTTTTTGAATATTGCTAGTGAATATATTATTAGCAGTTTTATCTATTGTAAATTGATTAGTTCCCATTCTAATTAATCTATTAAAATGTTCATTCGTTAATAATTCTTCAGTAGTTGCAAATACAGTATACGCTTCTGTTTTTTCGTTATAATGAAATGATTCTGATACTTTGTAAACTTGTAGTTTTGTTTCTATTTCTGCGTCGGCGTCGTCATCGCCTTTGGCACGAAGTTTTAATTTGAAAGATTCACCACCAGATATTGGGAGAGAACTTTGAAGAGCAATTGCATCCACTAACATAAATGAACAGGATATGGCTGGAGAAAAAATATCTTCATAATAACTCAGCTCTGCAACTATATTTGATATATTAACAGTTTCTGTGCCTGCAGTATTTGTTATTGTGATTTCAGCAAAATCAACTAGTCCTGGTATGTATAGCTTCGCCATTATCTAAAAATTCTTCTATGAGTATCTACGATAATTCCAAGAAATCTTTCGTCTAATATCTTAATATTTCTATGGGATTCATTCAATTCATCTTCATATGAAAAAGTATCAACTATTCTAGTATTTTCTACATCTGTTAAATATGTTGCATAATCTACAATGACGGTTCTTTTTGGAATTATCGTACCATCATCATTATGCGACATGGCTTGAAGTGTTTTTTCATAATGGTGAGTTGTTGATTGTGCAGAAGCAACACTACCATATTTTTGTCGAATATACTTTGTAAAGTTGGCATAAGATAGCGGCCATTTAAAATATGGATCGTGTATTTCATTTGTCAATAATACAAGCCAGTCTAATGTTTGGTCTTCATAATATTTATCTGCAATTATATCTGGTCTTTCTCCATCTTTAATTTCATAATCAAAATATATCGCAGCGTTATTTCTTAATAAAGAAGATAATCCAAATCTTCGTGTTATATCGGTAACAAAAATTGTTGGAGTCATTCCTGATAATTTATAAGAAATGGTCGGAAATGGTTTAAAATAGTAACTCATGAATTTTATCCTCCACCAAGCTGTCTTTGCGCGTTTCTAGCTGCTAAACCAGTTCCCGCTGCAATTTTTTCTAATCCAGCTTGCGTATTAGTCACTCCAGTTGCAGCGCCGCCGCCGTTAGAAATAAAATCTTTTAATTTTGGCATTTCTGTTTTTAATTTAGAATTTTCAGTATAAGGATCGCCTATAACTTCTTTCGTAATAATAGCTGTTTCTTGAAATTCTAAATTCATTATGACTTCCATAGGAGCAGGATCTGATCCAGAAACTCTAGCATAAGCTGGATAATTTGATGGTTGATAATTAACAGACATTCCCTTTAATACACAAATTTGATAGTCGTTAACTGTGTATTTTCCTTTATTGCTTAATTCTATTTTAAAAAATTCTGGAGTTGTAAAAAAATGATTACCCGCACCAGCAAGTGCTCCTGTAACATATCCAGGGTGCATATGGTATTTAAATAGATGTATTATCTTTCTTATTTCATCACTTTCAGATGCGCGCACTGGAGAAAATCTAAAACTAAAACTGTGCGACCTAAAATCTGTTCCTTCAAATAATACAGCTTTGTGTGGATTTCTAGCTGTTCCGACTGCAGTTGCGAGTGCTACACCACCCGAAGTTCCTAGTAATGCGACACCCTGATTAGCTAAAGCTGCTGGCGCTTGTTTAACAAATTCACCTAAAGTCTTTGAAGTCATCGAGGCAATCTCTATTGTTTTTTCCATACGAGTATTTCCTCCGAGTTCACTGGCTGGTGTTGCCATCCTTTCAGCTGCATCTATCACACCAGCCATAACCCCTCCCAGGTCGGGATTCGCATATCCAGCATTATAACTAACTTGTAGCTCTTGAGTCATCGGAAGTTTTATTGTAGCTATAAGTTTTGTTTTATCTTGCGCATTTCTAGCTTCTCTTTTAGTTTCGTAAACTGTAAATATGATATGATGCGTATGATATGTTGGTTGATCATCTAGAGGAAACATCAGATTTATCGTACCTTTTGCTCCTAGTTTCGCTAGAGGACTTGAGTTTTCTGAGTATGCCATGTGAATTTTTTCCTATGAATATGGTCTATTTATAGTCATAAATATATGATGCCTACACAAAAAGGATTATATAAACCCAAATTTCCTGAAAAATATAAAGGAAATCCGTGCAATATCGTATTTAGATCATCGTGGGAATATAAGCTCATGAAGTATTTTGATCTAAGCGGAAATATAGTCCAATGGCAGTCCGAAGAATTGTGGATACCCTATAGAAGTCCTATCGATCGTAAAGTTCATAGATACTTTCCAGATTTTTTAATATGTGTCATAGATAAAAACGGAAATAAAACAACAAAAATTATAGAAGTTAAACCGAAGAAACAAACGATTCCTCCAAAATTAAAATCTAATGGAACGAAACCTACGAAAAGATATCTGACGGAAGTCATGACTTATGGAATAAATAGTGCAAAGTGGAAAGCTGCTAAGGATTATTGTAGCGATAGAAAATGGGAATTTTTAATATTCACTGAAAAAGAATTAGGATTAGTATAAATGGCTACGTTTGAAAATATGCTTGCGACAACAAATCAAGGAAAACTAACTGAAGCTGAAAATTGGCTTCAGACAATTTCGTCGAAAACAATGATAACTCCACAGAGATTAATCAATGCAGATAAAACTCGACTCACAAATATTCCATATGTGGGGCGTATGTATCTGTTTAACTATGATCCGAAGTATAAAAAAGAACTCCCATACTACGATAGATTTCCTCTGATATTCCCATTTCTTTCTGCTAAAACTAACGGACTTGCAAAACAAGGTCCTGGATTTTACGGAATAAATTTACACTATTTACCTCTAAGACTTAGAGCTAAATTGATGGATGCATTATTTTCTACAGTAACGAATAATAAACTAGATGAAACTACAAGATTAAAAATATCATTTAATATTCTAGAGAGAAGCTCTAAGATGCGATATTTTAAGCCGTGTGTAAAGCACTATTTAATTTCTCATATGCGATCTAAATTTTTTATGATTAATGCAGACGAATGGACAACTGCTTTGGTTCTTCCACTACAAAGATTTACCAAAGCTCCAGAATCACGAGTATACAAAGAAAGCATAACGAGGATCTAATATGGCATTCGGTATCGATCAATTCGCATCAGAAATAGGAAAATCCGGAGTTGCTAGAACTTCAGATTTTATGGTTGAAATCACTGCGCCTACAAAAGCGTTTAG